CTGGAGTTCGGCGACATTGAGGCGGCCCTGTCTGATGAGATATACGAGCAGGTCAAGACAGTGCTTGATGATAGTTACAGCCGAGGCGGCATCTACGCAGAGGAGTTGGAGCGCATCCTGCGCCGTGGGTGCGAGTGAAGATCGGACTGCTCGATGCCAGCTACAAAGACGAGCATATTCTCGGGCTGGGCCTGTCATGGTTGAAGTGGGAGTTGGCGCAGTTGGGCGTTGACGTTACGCCAGTCGCCAGTGCTGATGTAGTGCTTGCATCTGTGCAGTCGCAGCAGGCAGTTGGCGATCTTGCGAGAGGGTTGCGGCGCAACGGCATCAACCCGGCGACGCGCAGAGTTGTGATAGGCGGCGCGGGAGCATACGCGCCAGCGGTGTTCGGTGGTCTCTGTTCTGCTGCATGCGTAGGCGAGGGGCGGGACTTCGTTAGGGCGCTTGTGCGGGATGGATGGGACGCGGCGATGGCACTGCCCGAGGTGTGGCATCCGGGGCAGATAAATCCAGTATGCCCCAACACTGCATTTCCGTGGGACTGTCCGCCAATCCGTTATCAGGATGGCACGACGCGAGTATGGGCATCACGGGGGTGTCGCCGGAAGTGCCTATTCTGTCAGACCGGGTGGGAATCGGAGTATCGGCAGAATCCGTGTATGGACGCCGTGTATCGTACTGCATCATCACTGCACAAGCGCGGCGAGTCCGTGTTCTTCACCAGCAACGACCAGTCGGAACTGGACTGGCAACGTATACCGCCGGTCAAACACCTATCGGCATCGGTCGTTGGACTGCGGCGATTCCTGGCAATGCCGGGCATTCTCGCGAAGGCCAGAAGTATCCGAGTCGGAGTGGAGGGACCATCCGAACGATTGCGAGCGGGCGTCGGCAAACCAATCACGACAGGCGAACTTCTGGAGCTGACGTGTGCGCTAATGGCGAGGGGCATCACATTCCGCTGGTTCATGATAGCCGGGCTTCCGGGCGAGATTGACGCTGACTACGACGAACTCAAAGACGCCATCATGTATCTGAAACGACACTGCGACAAGGGCGTGGTAATGATGCACTTCCATGCGTTCATACCACACCCTGCGACGCCGCTATCCGTATTGCCGCTGACAGATGACTACTGGGGGCGATTCGAGGAATTTCGGCGATGGTTCTTCCACGGACCCGGCGGCACAGCGCGCGTGCAGATAATGCCGTGTGCGCAGCCGACCGGGCGCATGGCGCGCGCATGCGAATCAATGGCAGCCACGCCCGATGAGTTGCGGCGGGGCTGGGCTGCTCACGACAATGCGAACTGGGTTGTGCAGTACCAGTGCGACAACGAACGCAGGCGGCGATTGGCATTGCGATACATGGAAAGGATCGCGTGCTGACATGGCAGGCCGACCGACCAAACTGACGCCGGAACTGCAGGCGAAGATATGCGAGTATCTGGCGACCGGCTGCTACGTCTGCACGGCGTGCGACCTCTGCGGGATCGGGGAGCGAACCTACTACGATTGGATGGCACGCGCAGAAGCAGGCGAAGAACCCTATTCGCAATTCGCGCAGGCCATAAAAGACGCCGAAGCCCGCGCCGAAGCCCGCGCCGTCGCCCTCGTGCAGAAGGCGATGGTGGACGACTGGAAAGCCGCGATGACTTGGCTTGAGCGCAAGTTCCCGGATCGCTGGAGCCGCAACGAGCGCCGGGAGATCAGCGGCCCCGGCGGCGGGCCGGTCGAGCAGCAGATCGTCTTCGAGGTCGTCAACAAGCTAGAGCCGGAGGACGAATGAGCACCGCCACTGCAGCCCAGCAGACGCGCTTCTCCATCTCGGCGCAGCAGGCCGAGTTCCTGCAGTCGCATGCGCCGAACGTGGTGCTGCAGGGCGGCGCTGGCTCGGGCAAGACCTGGGCGGCGGTGATGAAGGCGCTCGTGACGGCGCTGCAGAACCCCGGCAGCCGGGGCATGCTGGTGGCGCCGACATACCCGCAACTGCAGCAGGCGGTGATGCCGCACCTGCTGACGGCGGCGGACAAGCTCGGCCTGCTGACTACGTGGAACTGGCAGAAGCAACAGTCACTCATCCGCTTCCCGAACGGTGCGGAGGTGTGGCTGCGCAGTGCCGACAACCCGGCTGCACTGCTCGGCGCTGACCTCGCATGGTGTGTGGGCGACGAGGTTGGGCTGTGGCGCAAGCAAGCCTACGACTACCTGATGGGCCGACTGCGGCAGCCGGGCTTCTCGCATCAGGCCTCGTTCAGCTTCACCCCGAAGGGCCGCAACTGGTGCTGGGAGACCCTGGGCATCGAGCGCGACGGGCTGCATATTATCCGCGCGACCACGTTCTCCAACCCGTTCCTCGAGGCCGACTATCACGAGCGGCTGCGGCGTGAGTACGGCGAGGGGTCGCTGCTGTGGCAGCAGGAGGTGCTCGGCGAGTACGTGGCGTGGGAGGGGCTGGTCTACCCACAGTTCGCCGTGGACACGCACGTGACGAGCGATGTGCCCCGACAACGCATGGTGTCCGTGGTGGGCGGCTGCGACTGGGGTTGGACGAACCCCGGCGTGCTGCTGGTGCTCGGGCTCACCGTGGACGACACGATGTATGTCATGGCCGAGGTCTACGAGCGGGAGCAGCCGGTCGAGTGGTGGGTATCACAGGCGACGCGGCTGGGGGCTGAGTACGGTGTGAGCGCGTGGTACTGCGACCCGTCGGAGCCGGCAAACATTGCCATGATGCAGCACGCTGGTGTCCCGGCGGTGCCGGCGACGAATGCGGTTCTGCCGGGGCTGCAGGCGACGGGCGGGCGCATAGCCGCGCGGACGCTGCTGGTCGCGCCGGGCTGCATTGAGCTTGTGCGCGAGCTGCAGACGTACTGTTGGAAGACCAGGGCGGACGGTACGCAGCGTGCCGACGAGCCGGAGAAGCTCAACGACCACGCGATGGACGCGCTCAGATATGCCGTGATGGGCTTGACGGTGCCGACTGAGAATGATACGCTCCAGTATATTGGCATGAGCGACGTGGTATCCGGCTGGGCAGACGACGAGTTAGGAGCAGCGCGCCTATGAGGCTACCGTGGCAGCGGGACACAGTGCGGGAGGCTGAGCGAGCGGCGCAGGTCGAGTGGGCGCGCGTCGCCGAGGCCACCGCTGCGCAGGTGCGGCAGCAGCTTGCGCAGGAGGACGCTGGCTGGACGTCGCTCACCGACCTGGGCAGTCAGCGCGGCGAGTTGAGCAACGCGGAGCTTGCCACCATCCGGCTGCAGTGCCGGGCGCTGCACCGGGTGGACCCGACGACGATCCGGGCCGAGAAGCTGCTTGCCAGCGGGACGTTCGGCACCGGGCTGTCGGCACCGAGTGCCTCGGATGAGCGTGTGCAGGATGTGTTGACGGCGCACTGGGATGACGAGGATAACCAGCTTGCGTTGTACTCGCACGAGGCGCTGCAGCGTTCCAACGCGCTGATGATGACGGACGGGGAGCAGTTCCTCCTGCTGCACACGTCGCCGGGGGACGCGCGGGTGAAGCTCGGCGAGGTGCCTGACCCGAGCGAGATAGTAGAGATAGTGACCGCGCCGGGCAACGCTCGGCGCGTTGTGGCGTATGCGCGCAGGCACCGGGAGCGGGTGTACAACCCGCAGACGGGGAGCTACGACCTGGCGGGCGTCGAGGAGAAGCTCGCGCACTATCTGGACTGGCGTGTGGCGGCGATGATCGACCGGGGCCCTGGGGCCGAGGGCTGGGACGCGGAGCTTGTGCGGTACGCGCGGGCGCTGCCGGGGCTGGTGCCGAATGTGTGTATCATGCACCATCGCGTGCCGGGTATCTGGCGCCGCGGCATTCCGGAGATATACTCAGCGTATGACTGGATCAGGGCGCAGTCGAAGACGCTCTCTGCGCTGGTGACGTGGACGCGGGCGCAGGCAGCCATCGCGTGGCAGATACGGCAGACGATCACGACGGCGGCGGGTCTGCAGGCGGCGGAGCGCGCGGCGCGTGCGCTGGGCAACCAGACTGCGGGCGTCGCCGGTGTGCGTGTGCACAATGACCAGAGCGAGATGACGCCGGTGGACGTTGGTACCGGGCAGGCGAGCAACCTGGCGGTGACGGTGCGGCAGACGATGCTGCAGGGCATCCGGGCGTTCGGGTTCGGCGAGCATTTCTACGGCGACGCGAGTTCAGGGAAATATACCACGGCGGCGAACATGGAGATGCCGGCCATCTGGACCATCGAGTTGCGGCAGGAGATGTACCGGACGCTGATCTGCAACGTGTTCGACTACACTGTGACGCACGCGCAGGCGCGGCGGGTGCTGCCGGCCGATATAGATGACTACTACGACCTGGACTTCCCTGACGCCGTGCCGACGGACGCGAGTACGGTGCAGTTGAAGATGAGCAGTCTGGTGCAGGGCGTCACTGCGGGGCTGCTCGACCCGCGCGAGGCGGCGTATCAGGCGTACCTGGCAATCGGTGCCAATGACATCGACGAGATACTGGAGCGGCAGTTCGGGCCGCCGGGGTCCGAGCCGGAGGAGGTCGCAATTGAGCCGGAGCCGGAGGAGCCAGAGGAGCAGGAGCCGGACGGTGACGCGGGCGGCGCGGTTGCGGAGGCTGTCGCGGTGCGCGCGACGGTTGCTGCGCGACGACGAGAGCGACTGGAGCGAGAGTTTGCGGGAGCAGTACAGCGGCGCTTCATCGCGCCGTGGCACGCGCAGTTGAGCGGCTGGCTGCGGTCGCAGGGGGAGACGATCCCTGAGCGCGGCATCATGCTGACGCGGCTGGAGGCGGTGCGGCCTGACGGCAGCGTGTTGCTGGGGCTGCTGGATGACTACATGCTGCGGGCGGCGAACCTGGGCGGGCAGCAGGCCATCGACATGCTGCGGGGCATGCGGCGGCGCATGCGGCGGCGCGAGGCAGTGGTGCGCGAGGCGCCGTCGGAGACGTTCGTGTTGCGTGACCCGGCGCTGCGTCGGGCACTGAAGCAGAGTGGCGAGAAGATCACCGGCGAGGTGGTGCAGTCGATGCTTGACGCACTGGCTGAGGTGCTGACGCGGGCGTACTACGAGGATGGGCTGGGGCCGGTTGCCATTGCTGACGAGATCGACACCATCTTCCCGGCGACATACGCCAACCGGGCAGAGACCATCGCGCGGACGGAGACGGCGGCGGCACAGATGAGCACGCTGAACGCGACGTACCAGCGCAACGGCGTCGAGCAGAAGCAGTGGATGTCGTTCTTGGATGATAGAACGCGGGACACACACGCAGCGGCCAATGGGCAGACTGTGCCGATGGATGAACCGTTTGTGGTGGGGGAGGCGCTGCTGATGTTCCCGGGCGACCCGGAGAGCGACCATCCGGAAGAGGTCATTAACTGCCGCTGCGACATGGTTCCGGTGGTGGACGGCGACGTAGAGATCACGTGGCTGGGTGGTGATGGTAGTGAGTAATGAGCGGCGTCGGGGGCGGGGCAAGCGGCGCGTGTGCGAGTTCATCGGGCGCGGCGTCGAGGCGGTAGACAATGCCGACGGGGACTTCCGCGTGATACTTGCGGAGCACGGCTGGACCGAGGACGGCGAGCGGTACTACCCGCTGACGACGTTGGCGGCGGCAGCCGAGGCCGGGCTGTACGACGGCGTGAAAATGTACATCAATCATGAGGGCACCGAGGACGGCGTGCGCGGGCACCGGGACGTGGCGGCATGGGCGGCGACGGTGCAG